TTGGCTGTTGGGCTCGGTGAAGACGAAATAGCCGTCGATGAAGCCGACCGTGGACGCGCCGGGGAAGTCCGGGTCCGTGATTTGCGCGAACACGTCAGTGCCAGCGTTGTAGATGTAGCCGGTGGCGCCCGCAGCAATGAAGAGCTGCGTGCCGTTGTCCACCATCGACACGGGGCCGGACCCCGCAACCGTGCCCTTTTCGGTGACGACCCACATGTTGTCGATCTGGTAGAGCTTGTCGCCCGAGACGGCGTATCCGTAGTCGCCAAACGTCCACAGCCCGCGCACGGGTCCGTTGCCGACGTAGGCCAGAAAGCGCAGTCCGGGCGCGCGTTGCAGGAACGCGGGCTCCTTGCCCGCCTCCGGGATCATCTCCGGGAACAGGTTGATGAGCTGGTTGTCCGCCGCGTTTGGGCTGCGGACGGCGCTGAAGGAACCTAAAATCGGGCTCTTCATTAGTAGTTGCCCGCGAAAATATTAAACCGCTGACGTGTGCCGGTGATCGAGTACGGGATCGCCATGATGTCGTCGGGGTTGTTGATGCGCTTGATGTTGCGCTTGGACGTCATTGCGATGCGCTGGACCTGCGGCGACGGGTTAACGCCGAACTCTGGCGCCATTTCGCACGCCAAGTTGTAGCGAAACGCGCGCAGGTAGCCTGGCGGGAACGCCAGCGTCGTCGCCAGATTGGCGGGCTCGGTCAGCGGCTGGACCGAGATGAAGTGAAACTCCAAATCCTTGAACGGGACCGGATAGACGTACAGTTCGATGTCCGGGTAAGTCATGTTGACAAACATGACCTGCGGGTAGGTGCTGGTGACGGTCTTGACCGCGATGCCGTTGTACTGCTGCTGGTTGATGAGCTTGATGCCGTACGAGATGCCGGTCGAGGCGTCGCGGAAATACGTGCTGTCCTCGACAAGGATCGGGCGCACGCCGACAAGGTCGCCGGTTGGCCCCAGCGTACGCGACCGCTGCGTTGCGGGCCACGTCAACACTTGGTCGATAGTCGAATAGACCGCCAGCCGCTCGGTATTCCACGAGTCGATCATCTGGTTCATTGCAGACAGGGCGTCCTGAGACGTTTCAGCGGACGGCGTCTCGCCTTCCGCCAACACGCCCAGAAGCCGCAAAGCTCCGTTAATCTGTTCGCCCGCTGTCGTCATCGGTCACCTGTGTACGCGCTGGCCGCTTGCGGCGCTGCATGACGTTCGTCGGTTCAGCCGGCTCAACGCACGGCTCGCCCGGATTATAGCGGACCCAGCCATTCCCTTCATCATAAATCGCTTCCATTTCCATAGTAGCGACTTTGGTGCCGTGGTCAGGGTGCCTGAGATAGATCATGCGTCACCGAATAGAGGAGGGGCGGCCCGTAGGCCGCCCGGATTACGAAGCCAGAAGCGGCACAGAATACCACGTCGTGCTGTCATACGCGACCAAGATGGACGACGTGTTGGACGCAAGGACGTAGTTGCTGTCAGCGGTGATGGCGTTGATGGCGTCACCGGATGACGGCCATACCTTCAGAATAGCAGCCGCGCCATTCTTCAGGATGACCACACGGCCAGCCGCAGCCTCGGGGAGTTTGACGCCCTTTGTGCCGTCCGCTGCCGAGACAAGCGTGAAGCCGCCCGCCAACTGCGCTGCGTTAGCCTGCGTGCTGCCGGTAGCCGCCACAGTAGCCGAGGCTACGTAGAGGTCGCCCGCCGCCGTGACGGTCGTGCCGGACACCGGGCCGCCGGAAATAACCGCGCCCGTAATGGTCGTGCCCGGGACAAGCTCGGGGTCGGAGTAGGCAACGCCTACAGGTTTTGTGTTGGGCATATACGCCTCCTGTTAAAGCTGGGCGGCCCGAAAGCCGCCCATCAGATTAGCTGATGCGATAGCAGGTGTAGGCGTTGTCGCCCGTCTTGCGCGCCCGGAAGTGCGCCGACGTGGCGGCCGAGACAGCCGCAGTGCCGACAATCGTCCAGCCCGTGCCAACAACCAGCGTCGCCGCGTACGTGGCGGCGGTGAGGTTGATGACATAGAAGTCGAACGAGCTATCGACCTTAGCGTTGTTGAACTGCGCGTCGGTAAGAGCCGCAGTCGGCAGCGTCAGGTCAATCGCGCCGGTAGGCGTGGTTGTGACGATGCCGCCGGCCAGTTCAGCCGCCGTGAGGGTTGCCGCAGCAGCCTTCGTAGCGGGAGGAGCAGCCTGCGTGCCAAGGATGGGTTCGTTGATGTTGCCGTCGCCGAACTGACGACCGCCGCCGATGGAAGGAAGAGCCATATCTGTGATCCTTTCAAGCTAAAGATGTTTCCACGAATAGCGTTGTTTTATGCTGCCAATCGTAGAGGCTGCTACGTTGTACTGCGTTGCGATTTCTGCGTGGGGCCTAGGGTCCCGAAGAATGCGCCGAACTTGCCGTTCTGTGAGGATAGCGTGGCCATTACGTTCTCCGGCGGCGATGTGAGTCCGACCTTTTTGCACTTTGTCGCGCATATTATCGGCATTTGTGCCCGAGAACAAATGATCTGGATTTACGCAGCTAGGGTTATCGCAAGTGTGAAGCGCCTGCATGTTCAGAAGCAGATCACCAGTATGCATTGCATATGAAAATCTGTGTGCCCTTGTGAACATAACGCCGCCTACCTCACCTCTGAAAATACCGTAGCCGTTTTTATCTTTGCTAGCCTTCCAAACCCAACACCCGTCAGATTTAACTACGGATCGTGCAAACCGCTCTTCGGCAGAAAGGCCTCGAAATAAGCCGCTGTGGGAGGATACTGCCACTGGCGAACCGTATTTCTTGTTCCTTCTCCAATGCTTGTTGCAAAGCCCCAAAGCTATTACTGGCGCGTCGCACTCTTTAATGCAGCAAATTTTGGTCATTACGCTACCCCATTTTAAGTGATGGGGTAGCGTAACACGTCAATGCTGCACTACGCAAGTTTTCAAGTTAGCCCCACATACGAACGGCCATTTGCGGGCGGATCACGCCATAACCGTACAATACATCGATGCGACATGGAAGTCTATCGTTGTTGATGTCGTACTGACGCACAACACGCAGCGAGATGCCGTTGTGGACCTGACGCGAGGCCATATCGACACCCTGCGGAAGCAGAAGGTCGGCGGTGGCGAAGGTGATCGCGTCCTTGTGGTAGACAAGGTTCTGCGGGTACTGCGTCGAAGCAGACCCGAGGAACGTGACGACCGCGCCGGACTGCGGGAACGTGTCCACAGTGGCAAGGGCGTTAGCGGCGGTGTAGATCGCCGGGCTGACCTTGACAGTGTACGTGCCGGCAACGCCAGCGGTGTCTTCGGTAACGACGAACTGCTGGAGGGCGCCGGTCGACTCGCGGGTCTGCGGGTTAACGGAGAACACGCTGCCGATGGTGAACACGTCACCGACCTTGAGCGTGGTCGTCGCGGAACCCTGAGACAGAACGACAGTCGTCGCGCCCTGAGCCGAGATGGTCGTGCCGACAGTCGTCGAAGCGGTACGCGAGAACGTGCCCGTCGAGAACTGCTTGATCGACTGCGACATGCTGATCTCTTCGTAGCCCAGCACGCCAGTGCCCATCAGTCCGTTCTTGAACTGGCGGCTGACAACGTCGGTGGGGTTGAAGAGGCCCTTCAGGCCCTCGACAAGCCCGGCGTTAGCGGCGGGGTTGACGGTGGCGTAGCGGGGCGACATGACGGCAGCGTTTTCGTTCAGCTTCTGCTGCGCTTGGAGCAACACCAGCGAAGTTGCGGGTGTCGTGCCGGGCGTGCCGACCGAGTTGTAGACCGACTTGAACGAGTTGGCGACGTCCGCGTCGATGGACGAGGCAAGCTGCGAGATACGCGGCTTGAGAACACGTTCAGCGAAGTCGTCGAGCTGCATGGTGAGTTCGGCGGACGTGAAGTTGACGCCGATGTGCTTCTGGCTGGAGACGGAGAGCGTGGTGAACTGCTCGTTGTCGTCCTGAACCTGAAGGGCAGCGCCGTCCGTGACCAGAGCGCGGTCGGGGAGGCGGATGCGGAGTGTGGAGCCGATCTTGGCGCCCTCAACCGCAAAGGAGTCGTCGTACTGACGGTTCACAGTGCGGGTCAGCACAAGGTTGTTCTCAAGAATTTCGAGAGCCTTGCGTGTAATCATGTCGATTGTAAGCAGGCTATTACCCATTTGACTTCTCCGTATGTTAGATGTAACGTCTATCCTGTAGCCCGCTCACAAGGAGACGTCCGTGATCTGCTTTACGATGGACGGCATTGAATACCGTGTGTTTGACCACCTTTACGCAGTTTCTCGGTGCGGAAAAGTTATTCGGCAAATGCAACCTTACAGACCGACAAACCACCCACAAGGCTATCTTGTTCTTGGGCGGCAACGGCTTATGCACCGTGTTGTGGCAGCATGTTGGAACCCGGAATTTACGCCGGATAAACACGTCCACCACATTAACGGAAACAAAACGGACAACAGAGCTGAAAACCTTGAGTGCCTTAGCCCAAAAACTCATCTTGGTCATCGGCACGCGGAAACTATTGGCAAACACACAGTGTCGGCAGAGGCCCGCGAAAAACTGCGCCAGTACCGAAGCGGAAAAAAAGACAGCGCAGAAACGCGGGCTAAGAAGACCGCTATCCTTGCTGAAGTTTACCCGCGCCGGGAATGCCGTTTTCAAGGGGTTACCTATCCTTCTGTGTCTGCCGCTGCTAGGGCCGCAGGAATTCCTGTTGCAACGTTTCGTCTTAGGTGTGCGTCGAAAAATTTTCCCGAGTACAGCTTAGACTTAGCGTCTGAGGGACTCCAGCTTCTTGATCTGTCGTAGCCGGTCGGCTTCAATCCACTCCGACGTTGACATGGTCTTGGTAGACCGGGGGTCTGTCGTGTCGTAAGCAGGCGATCCACTCGCACGGGCCGCGACCGGAGCAATAGGAGCCGGAGCGGTTGATGTTCGTTTGACCGGAGGATTGGTCGCCAACTTAGCTTCAATCTTACCGATCTCTCGCGCTTGCAGGAGGCCAGGGAGAGCGGATATGCGAGCGGCTTCCTTGGGGTTGGAGCCGAGCCAATAGATGACGTCGGGGCCAATCTCGGATGCCTGAATTGTCTGCGCCATCGCGTCGGTTACAGGGAGCTTGGGATTGTACGCGACCTGTTCAAAGTCGTCGTACTTGCTGCGGGCTTCCTCTTCCCGGTCGTGGTAGGCGTCAAGCAATTCAGCTTGCGCTTTGGCTGCTTCCCGCTTGTTCAGAAGCTCTTGAGCCCGCTGGTCGGCCAACGCATCTGCGTAGGCTGAGGCGCTCTCAAAATCGTCTGCTGCCGGCGGTGCTACAGGCGCTCTTGCCTGCGTTTCTGCCAATCGCTGGGCTTGTTCTCGTTCCCACTTACGCTGTTCTCGGGCAAGGCGCTTTCCGACTATGGCGTCAAGCTCTTCTTGGGAGAAGGTCTTGTCAGTCGTTTGTCCTTCCGGCGTGGTCGTCTCAGGAACGGGGGCTGCCGTGGCGTCCGGTTCCGGCGCGGTCGAGGCCGCTAAAGTATCGTCGTTCATAGGTGTTCCTTTCGGACCTGGTGCGCCGCGCCAGTACGGTTATGCAACACTATATAAGACAACGGGTTGTTGTCAAATATCAGGCAAATCTCGGCAGACCTTCCGGGTACGGGTCGGGGTCTTCAACGTTTGACGCCCACTCAACCGTGACGCCCGGCTGTTCCGCAGGCAGCGGGTGGTCGCCGTTCCAACGCAGTGGGCACCAGTAGAGGCCGTCCGTCTCGGTGACAAAAATCGGCATCCCGGTCTTGGGGTCAACGCCCGTCTGGACGCTCCATGATCGCGCGCCCCAGTCGAGAAGGCACCAGTCGGTCCCGTCGTCAAACAGACCCTGCGTCTTGATGTTGCCGTCCTTGTCCATGATGCCTGTGGCCGTGAAGGCCGCGTACATGGTCGCCTGATCGGGTGCGCTCAGTGCATAATCAGTCATGTTGTCAGGCTCTGCAGCGTGGCGTTGGGGAGGCGCGTGTTGTAGTAGGTGATGGCGGCGATGTGGCCGTTGATGGAATAACCATCCACACGCGATCCAATACCAAGCTCAGTGACAGGAGCAGTTGGGGCAGCGCCTGTGACAACAGCACCGTTGTTACCAACCACGGCCCGATCAGAGGAGCTAATTGCAACAGCTACTTTGTACGGAGAGGTGATGAGACCTCCACCGCCAAGTGTCGCTGTAATCAGCGTGACGTTTCCAAACTGGCTATAAATTTCCGTTGTCGATCCAGCATTTCGACCAACTATTGCTTGGCCCCCTAAATACCAAGACAGAATTTGACCGAATACAGTTAGAACCTGACTGCCAGAAACAACAAACGTCCCCTGCGTCGGGTTATACCAAGACGAGAAGTTCGTCCCCGTCATCGTCGCGCTGTCAGCCGAGCGCGCCACAGAGGATGCGGCGGTGGGAATGTAGCTGGTGGCGAAGGCTCCGGCTTCGAGTTGCCAGCCCCAGATCAAGACGGACGAAGCAGGTCCAGAAATAACCCAATATGTAGAGTTACCACTTGCAGTAGTAACGTTCACAGGCAGGAATACGCGAAACCAACCATCTCTGACGGGAACTACCGACGCGCCGCTAAAGCCAGTCACAGTGCCTGTCGCGCTATTGACCACGGCAGGTCCGGGCGGTGACATGGCCCCAGTTGCTCCAATTGATATGCTAGAGCCAGCGTTGGATTTTACGTAGAAGCTGGCTACTTTATTACCGGTAATACCTGAGTTATCAAACTGATAAACTCGATTGTTTCCCGTCCCTGCAACAATACTTGTCGCGGTATTGGTTCCATTAGGGGCCACGCCAGCGTTCGGCGTCAACGCTGCCCCGTCAACGAACCATCCGGTGCCGGAAAAATTTTCGGACGAGGTAATAGTATTCGTCCGCGCCTCTTCGATCAGCAATCCGCGCGCGACGAGCGTGGCCGGGTTGTAATCAAAGCGCGGGCCGTAGTAGGCGGCGGAGGTTGTCGCGTTGAAGGTGCGGGGCGTGGTTTCGTAGGTGACGGCTTCGAGTTGTGAGAACGCAACATCAACTTGATCGCCACTTGTCGCCAGTAGGACACCGAAATATGCCGTGCCCGTCGATGTTGACGCGGTAGAGTACCTCGCCCACGATGTCGTAATCGTTACTACGGTTGTGGAAACGTCGGCGTTGTATAGCGAGACAGTTCCGCTACCTGTACGACGGCGCAGCCATATGCTGCCAACCATCTTTCCGACAAAGCTGGCGGTTTTGAAAAGATTGCTATTACCAGCATTGGCAGTCAGGGTTGATGCTGTGGTGCCGCCCAACGGGTCAGAGACGCCAGTCGTAACCGTAGAAGTGCCTTTGTTCCAAGTGGCGTCGCTAAACGTGTTGCTGTACGTCAGCAAATTATTCGGCGCATACGTCAGCTTGCCCGTGCTGTCGTACATCGTGGCCAGCGACGGGCGCGAGAACGTAATGCGCGGGTCGAGCGTGCCGGTCAGGGCAAACGGCAGGTAGAGGGCGGGGCCGCCGACATTCCCCGTCGCCAACGACGTGGACGCTAGAAGGCCCAGCCCTAGGCCATTGCGGACGGGGATGCCAAAGCTCATCGGATGTTGATCGGCTTTGCGTAGACAGTGCCGCCCGCGCTCACCTGGATGGCGCTGACGCGCCACGGGGCGCCCGTGCCGCCCGGCACCGTGAAGGGCACAGGCGTGTTGGCTGGCAGCGGCACGCCGTTCGACGTGGTGGCTGTGACGCCCTCACCGACGATGATGTAGCACGCTTGGTCGGACCACACGACCACGCCCTGCGGCCCTGCGGGCCATGTGCCCGTTGAGCCCGCCGTGCCGGTGTAAGCGACCGAGCGCGCCGGGAACTGGTCGCCGTAGAGGGGGTTCAGAAGTTCCATGTCAGTGCCTCACGCGAGGAATTTGAGTTTGTAGAGCGTAGAGTAGTACAGTGCGAGGATTTCGTCGATGATGTTCTGGAGCGGTGTGCACTCCTTATCGACGACGTCGTATCGCATTTTCATGATTTCCTCGGCTTGGTCTTCAAGGAAATCAACTACGTTGTTTGTCTTTTTAGCCGACATCAACGCAATTGGGCCAATCAAGCCGTACTTGCCTTGGTATGCTTCAGCAAAATTGTCCGCAAGATCGATGATTTTTGGGTAAAACTTACCTAGCGCCTTGTGCTTGGCAAACGACCGCGTGTTCAGGTGGACGCTGTGCGTCACGTCGCGGGCCAGAAACAGCGTGCCGATAAACTTTTCGCAACTCATTGCGGCATCCCTTCGACCATCGGCGGTTGTTCAGCCATCATGGGTTGCTCGGCCATCATCGGCATCTCTTCACGCATTGGCCCCGATCCGCCGGGCACCAGATCGCCCGTGTCGATGGCGGCGGCGATGGTGCCCATCACGATTTCTTGGATTTGCTCTGGCGTCATGCCCGCCTGCACGGCTGAGATGCGCTTGGTTTCGGCGTCGTAAGCCTTGATCTGAAGCTCCTGCGCTTCCATCGACTGCTCGACCTTCTCCAGCATCCCGACGACGCGGTTCAGTTCCTGCGTCATCACGTCCATCTGCATCTTGGCCGCCTGCATCTCGGGCGACTCGTCCTCGCCTTCCATGATCTTGGGGTCGATGATCTTGGCGAACCGTGCGGCCATCTCCTGCGCGCCCGGCCAGTCCATGTTCTTGATGAACAGGTCGCCCGCCACCTTCCACAGCTCCGGGTTGGACTGGAGCAGCATCGACATGGCGTCCAGCGCCTCCTGGCGCTTGGTCATGTAGCCCGGCCCGGTCGTGACCATGACGTCGTAGACGCCCACGGACGGGTTGTAGATTTTTTCGATGGTGAAGCCGTTCTGGTCCTTGATTTCCTTGACCGGCTCGGCCTGCTGCGGGTTGATCTTAACCATATCGACGTTGCCGTCGAGGCCAACAATCCGCGCTACCCGTTCGGTGTCGTAGATTTTAGGGATGAGATCAACGAGCTGACGCGTGACATGTCGAACTGCGCGGGCGAGATTGTCGACGTAATGATAAGTGCCCGTGTCTCCCTGCTTTTCACGAGCCAGAATAGCTCGACCGGAGCGTTCGTTCGACTGCGCGCCAAGACTAGAGTCGTATTGACCAGTGGTGGCTTTAATGTCATCCGACGCCCCCATCTTGGCTTGAATGAGCCCCGTCTGGGCCAGCGGCGGCGCCGCGCGCTGCGGCAGCGGCATGGGCCGCCCCGCGCCGTCAGCAACGTCCGGGTTGACCTCCAGATACGGCCAGTTGTTCGTGTTGGCCGTCTTCCATTGCATCTCGTAGCCTTCAAACTGGCCGCCGTAGCCAATGAAGGGGGCCTTGGGGGCCAAGGCCAGCATCTCGGCCTCCTGGCTCACCCAATAGTTGTACATGCGCTGGGCGTCCTTGGCGTTGCGGACGAGCCCGGAGACGTACAGTTGGCCGTCCACCTCCCACTCGTTGCCCACGACGCGCACGACCGGGATGTACTTGCCCGCCCAGTCGCGGTCCTCCAGAGCCTCGTAGCCGTTGGTCTTGACCCACTTGACGATCCGGCGGTCGGCCTGCCGGCTGCGCAGCGGCTTGCCGAACAACTGCTGCATGGCGGCGTCCTGCGGCGTCTTTGCGAACGCCGTGATGTTGCCCGGATACAGGTTCAGCGTGGTCGGCTTGTACTCGTAGTAGAAATACTCCGCGATCCGCACCGTGTCCTCGGCCAGCCACTGCGCCAGCGAGGCGTCGCCCACGCCCTGCGTCTGGATGGATGAGATCGGCATGGCGTCGGGGAACTGGCGCTCGTACTCGTCCTTGGTGATGTCCTCAGTGATGAAGCACCACTGGGCGTCGGAACCACATGGGTCTTGGATCGTCGGGTCCATGTAGACCGAGAACGAGTTGCGGATGCGCCCGATCTTGATGTCCTGATCGAAGCTGTCGTCGCGTGTGTATTCGGTCAGAATACGAATGTAACCTTCCCCGTACGTCACTTGGTTATCGCAGGCCGTGTCGTAGGCTACGTCGGCGTCCGAGATGTACTC